CGACAATGCGTACTAACTACTGCATAATGGTTGCATTGAGAGCGTATGACACACCATTATATGTCACATGCTATATTACATTGACCTGTAATATGAGAGAGTAAACAGCAATAACATTGCCTAATCAGCCTAAAGGAGTCTTGACAGTGACCTTAAGGTAGAATTAATCAAGGTTAAACCATTCCAATTCTACCTAAAGGAGTCATGATTGGGAAATTACGATTCAACATTGCTGACGGGGGACTTGGACCATCAGATCCGACCGGGGGAGACATATATAGAGAGTTTCGCGCACTCGCACATGCTATCAATTATTTTTTTTCAGAAAATTTTTTACAACAGTGACAACAAAATAGAATATACTTCGTTTATACACACGATACCAGTCTCCAAAGACTGATCACCCTAAGGTAATCAATAAAGGGTTAGACATCGGATTATAATAGATTAACCGAGGACGTAGATAAAGGCAGTAGGTGAGTACTCAAATGAGATAAAGGTCAAGCGCCAAACTCTATGCATTTATAGTCAATAAAAGGCCGTTAGTTAGTCTATTAGTTTTCTCCGGTAGTGTCAAAATGATTAAAGTACAAGTTAAATGCCGTTGCTATTTATAGCTAAGAAGGAGAGATTGCGATAGACGGGTTAAGTGATACCGAAAGGGAACGTACAGATTTAATAAGGAAATAATCAATAAACCATACCGAATATGGGCCGGTCTCAAGGGGTAAACTGTGTTTAAGAGTGAACAAAGATACATAATACTTAATAATGGTACAACAAAGGACGGGTTAAATACGTTTATATAAGTATGAATTGGGCACATATAAAGAGAATATTGAGTAGCAAAAGGGTTCTAGACGAATATGGTTCAGTCAATGACTATACTATTAATGATAAGATAGAATCCCGGGGAACTCAATTCAATCTAAGTACCAAAGATAAGAATAGACTTAAGAAATTATGGAAATCAAGATAAATTAATATATGATTATAATGACACTAGATCTTTGGGATGAATCAATCGTCTTCGCTATAGCATTATTTATAGGATATGCATTACATCCGGTAATCAACAGTATAATAGTTTATCTAGTAAGTACTATACTTAATGGAATGAATAAGGTAAACAAGAATATACGAAAGAATATACGAAAGAATATAAAAGATGTATAATGTCGAAATAATAGAAACAGATTCTATTACTGAATTTATTAAGTCAAATAAAATAGAATATTTAAAAACAAAAGAATCCGAATGGGCTACATCTAATGTAAATGATATAATAGATGCAATATACGGCGGAGAATTAAAACCAATAAAACAAGGTAAAATGGAAGAGATACAAAATAATGTTCAAGAACAATCAGTCAATGAGACTGTTATTGAAAACGTGGATAATGTAACATTAGCAAATATAGTTGCAGACAAGGTTAATTATGAATTCGCCAATATGGTTCTAGTGAAACCAATTGATATAGAAAAGGTATTTAAAACACTTACAGTACCAGAAGATTCAGGCGAAAAAGATGAAGAAGGTCAACCTATAATGCAAATGACTATCAAACAAATAGAAACAGAATCACTGCTTCGTAAAGGTGTAGTATTGGCCACTCCGGCTTCGTTTAAGGCAACTGAAGGCAAAGAAGGAATGTTAGTATTAAACGTTGGAGATATTGTCGTATATCCAAACAAACGATCAATTGACTTTGATTTGTTTAAAGATTCAGCACTAGTTCCATATTATGAAATACTTGCAAAGGTAGCATAATGAATGAGGTTTTGAATGTTTGGTGTGATGGGGCTTGTGCCGGCAATCCCGGACCAGGTGGATTCGCAGCTGCGATAATATTTAAGAACTCTACAGTATCGTTTTACTCAGGGTACAATGAGTATACGACTAATAATAGAATGGAATTGAGTGGATTTATTCACTCATTAAGACTCACTTTAAATGAAGTCTATAATGGGTTTAAAGGCGAAGTAATAATACACACCGACTCTAAATATATAGAGAACGCTATCAATTGCGGATGGTTAAATAAATGGGCAAGAAAAGGATTTGTTAAAATCAAGAATCCAGACTTATGGCAAGAGGTATATACCGTGATAAGTAAATGCGATTTTATAACTGTCAAGTGGGTAAAAGGACATTCGGGAATAATAGGAAATGATATAGTCGATAGATTAGCAGTTGAGGCCATGAATCTAAAAAGGACTAGTGGAGGTATAATGGAAATTTAAAACTTATTTTTAGTTGTGAAATAAAGGGGAGCACTGGATCGAAAGATTGAGGTTCCCCTTTCCTTTTTAAATAAAGTCATATATTACTTTCATTTCCATACAACCTTTTCTATTTAATTACGTTTATATATGTGTAGGCCATTAACTACAATAATAATAATAACAATATTAATAGATGATGAGCAATATTAAAACAATTAAAGTAATTAAAGAGATTATTGGATTAACTATTGGTGCAACGCTTAGTCGAACTGATAGTAATAGCAACTTTGAATTAGAAGATAATAGAATAGGGGAAGGATATTTAATTCAGAATTCAGTTTCTATTTCTCCTGACATTATCAGAGATGAGTATTTTGAAGTTACTGAGTGGTTTGAAGCTCCAGCACCAGCAGAATCAAAGAAATTAAGTTCTACAAAACAATTAAGACAAGAGAATAACGTTCTGACTAAAGAGGTTTACTACTTAAAAGATGATATAATCTTTTTAAACAATGAAATTAAAGAATTAAGAGAAACTGTGGCATTCCACAAATCATTTTCCGAATCATTAAGCCAGTGTATTGATAAGATAAAAGATGAACGGGCATTTAAAAAAACATATACAGATGGAGTACTGAGTAGAATTAGTACAAAATTGGCTGAATATAGAAAAGAATTTAATGCAGTTGCAAATGAACTTGAACTCACTACAACTAGTGGCGAACGTTTAGAGAAATTAAGTGAGTCGTATACCGTATTTTATAATATGATTGACTTACTGGAAAAGGTTAAAGCATAATGAATAAATTTATAAAAACCATATCCCCAGATAAATTAGGTTATGAGTTTTTGCGTAGCTTAAATGGATTATTAGATCTAACAGATAGGGAGTTAGAATTGCTCTCTATCTTTTTAGACTTGCATTTAAGAAATATGAAAACTAGGAAAGGCAAAACTCCTATAGACTCAACAGATAATAGACGTTATATAATGAAAGTCACTACTGTAACTAAAGATAATCTTTGTAGATATATCAAAATATTTAGAGAAAAGAAAATTTTTGTAAAAGAAGACGGTATATTATCTATGAGTAGGGCTTTAACTCCAATAGCAATCGGGAATAAGACAGTTCAAATAATAATGATATTAAAAATAAAAGAAGATGAATTATTACAATCCAACTAGTCAGCCTAAAAGGGGGTCATTACTTTCCAGAATATTTGGAGAGAAAGATGAATCTTGCTACTTTACTAGTGACCACCAATTAGAATGGAAATCTAAAAATAGAAAAGAACGCAAAAAAGACAATAGTTTTTATAATAGAAACAGATGTAGTGATTACTATATTGTTACTGAAAAAACATGGTATCCAAAAACACAGATATATATACTATACTAGCAGAAAAACATGGATTGCATAAATCCGTAGTATCAATGATTTGCAATCACCCTTTTATATTTGCATCTAGGCATATTTCTAATCCTGACGATGAAAAGAGTTTAATGTTTGCATATTTGTTTAAGGTTAGATTAAAAAGAAGGTTCAAGGGTAATAAAAGAAAATTATATGACGAACAGAAAGAAAGAAGAGACAGTAACAAAGAACTTTGCAATAAGAGCATTTGATTATGCGGTATGTCAAACGGCGTGTAAAACCGGTGCAGATAAAGCTACTATCTGCATAAAAAGAAAAGGTGGTTGCCCAGTTAGAGCGAATTTTATTAAAAAATTAGAACAGTAGGAATTAGGAATGGGGAAAGTTGAGAAAAAAATGATTATACATGAGTTCTACTCAGATATTTATCCAATTCAATTCTGGGTATTAATAAATCCATCCAGAGAACAAATAGACAATACATTTGAACCAAAAGATGAAAATACTACAAATTCAATATTAGATGATGGATGGGTTGCATGTACATCAGTAATGAATGTTAAAAAAGACACACGAAAATATGGAGTCTATGTTGCAATACTAAGACCAGATAAAATGACAGTTGGGGCATTAGCTCACGAGGCATGTCATGCGGTAGACAGAATATATTCTCATATTGGCGCAGACTGTGTCGATATCGGAGGAGAGCCACATGCGTATTTTGTTGAATGGATTGTAAGGTGTATTGATGAGGCTATACAAGATAATAAAAAAGAAAATAAAATGAATAAATTAAAATGTGGTGGAGGAAAAACCAAACCGCCTAAAAAGAAATAATAACTAAAATTAATATTATGACTAAGAAAAATCCTATACATATAGATCCTAAGAATGTGGGTAAATTTACTGCTACCAAAAAGGATACTGGAAAATCAACAGAGGAACTTACTCATTCTAAGAATCCAGTTACAAAAAAGAGAGCTATATTCGCACAGAATGCAGCAAAATGGAATAAAAAATAAATAATATGCAATTAGATATAAAGAAAATTAACGAAAAAGCGGTACTACCAGTACTGCAACCAAATGGTAATGTATTAGATATAACATGTATCGATATTAAAACTGGAGTTGGTAGAGATGGGCGTTTGATTCTGGAATATAAAACAGGTTTAAAGATCAATATCCCAACAGGATATATTGGAATGTTATTCTTAGCTGATGGAGCTTTTATTAATTCATTAGTGCTTACTAATGCTGTAGCTACTTTTACTAGTAATTATACAGATGAAATAGTAGCAAGATTTAAGACTAACACTGATTCGGTTCCAGCTATTTATGAACCAGGTGAAGTATTTGCTAAGTTAATTATAGTAGAATTACCATCACTTGAGATTAATGAATTACCAATGGAATTGCCAGTAGTTGAAGAAAAGAAAGAGGTTTCTGAGAATGTAGAAGAGGTAGTTGCAGAAGAATTGTCACAGTCAAATGGATAAGTATTATACTCCAGTTATAGAAGAATTTCATGTTGGGTTCGAGTTTGAGTCCAACACATTCTCTACTTCATTTGCAGTATTAGATTTTCAAGATCCTACAAAAGATGTTGTAAGTGAATCTACTCCAACATGGATAAAGGAGACTTTTGGACTACATCATTTTTCTATATGGAATAGTTCATATGATTTTAAAATGGTATTAGATGATAATAGACTCAGAGTTAAATATCTCGATAAAGAAGATATAGAATCATTAGGATTTAAGCAAACGATTAAAGACCAGTACTATAAAGATGATTTTGAATTATTAATAGATGCCGATTTATTTATTCAGATTATAAAAGATAATGGATTTGTATTCCAAGGAACAATCAAAAATAAATCAGAGTTAATTATATTACTAAAGCAATTAGGAATTAATGAATAATAAACTTGCAGATATAGTTGGAGGGAAGGTAGTTATACATCAAGACACATTAGAAATTCCTTGTTTTAAAAAGATATGGAATGACAATACAGATAAAGATTTAGCTACAAAATACATAGATTATATATTTTTCAAACATCATCCAGATAGTCCTTATGTAATCTCAATGCCATTAGAGTATAGAGACGAAAGATTAAGGAAAGAATTGTTTACTGAAGATTGGGAACCTACTCCTGATATTATATATGCAGAACAAACATATTTAGAGTTCCTGGATACATTATTACTACAGTTATTAACTGGATATAGAAATACACTAAGCGCCATAAGTAAGTATTTAAATAACATTGTAACAGGGACCCTCGATATGCGTATGGTAAAAGAAGCATTAACAGCTGGAGCTCAATTAGATAAGACAATTAAGTCTGTAACATCACTAGAGAAGCAAGTACGTAAGGATGAATTAGAATCGTCTAGAGTACAGGGTGGTAGTGAAGTTGGTCATTATGAAATGCCTAAATCAAGATAATATGGAATCATTAAAATATTTAATTCCAATATTTATATTGTTCTTATCTTCTATATTTGCATATGTTCTATGGACATTAAATAAAATAGGGTATCAAAAGGCATATATAAAAGACCTATTAGAATCATATTCAACTCTATTGTCACAAAAGAAATCATCTGAGGTCAGACTTGGTCAGATATCAGAAAACCTAGCACCGTTCTTAAAGGACTTTAAATACAATCCAAAGAAAGCACATTTCTTAGGTAATCCAATAGACTACATTATATTTGAAGAAGATAAGATTGTATTACTTGAGATTAAATCTGGAGAATCCAAGTTAAGTGATAGTCAGAAGAATATAAAGAGATTGATACAAGAAGGTAAAGTAGAATTTGATCAAATGAGGATTAATTAATATGGACGCAACTAATAAATCTACTAAAGAAATTAGATGGATGATTTATGAGGAATGGATAGCATTTCATGATTATAGAGCAAGAAAAGAAATAGAATATTTAAATTATCTTATAAATGGTAAATGTTAAAGTAAAGAATGCGAAGACTCATGAATATGATGGTCAAAAATTTAAATCTGGATTGGAGTTGTTCTGTTATAAACTATTAAAAGAGAATAACATACCATTTATATATCAACCAGAACCATATGTTCTAATACAGAAGTTTAAAGCAAACTTTAAATGTTATGAAGATACTGGTAAGATCACTAGAGATAAGAATAAGAAGATACTATCATCTACTAAGCGATTTGATCTAATAGAGAATGTAAGAGAGATTGCATATACGCCTGATTTCTGTGGAGTAGATAATGGTTGGATAATAGAAACAAAAGGTTTTGCTAATGATGCATTTCCATTAAGATGGAAGTTATTCAAAGCCAAATTAAATGAATTAGATTTTCAAGGTATAGTAATGAAACCAGAAAGTCAGAAAGAAGTAGTGATGTGCGTTGATATAATAAAAAAACCAAATAAACAAGAAACGAAATGAACAAGTTGATATTAAGTGAAAATAGTAGTACTGCCATATTATTTAATCCAGAAACTTTAGAGACTAGGGTAAACAATAGTATATCAAATAATGTAGACTGTTGGTATATTGCTAATGAAGATCTAGAAGTAACATATCAGGACGAAATGAAAATTGCTAAAAAAGATAATATTATTCTGAAGATGTATCCGAATGATAATATAAAAAGACTGATTATCATAGATAATGATGATTTGACTAACTTTACAGTAGAAATGGAGAAAAGGAGGATGGAACTTAGAAGTAAAAATGATTGTTCAGAAAAAGTTTATTGCGGATCTATACATAATTAAGTTGTATACCATGCTACTATTAATAAAACAAATTAAATTAAACAACGTTTAGAACACTAAACAATAATTATTGATTATGAATAATACAAATAAGGTTTCTGCCACGGCATTGACACCTACAACAAATGAAATCGTAGCTCCTGTTAATTCAGTTGAGATTGCTCCTATAGTAAAGAAACCATACAATAAGAGACGTAAACGTAAATCCATTTCCATTACCACTCCATCAACTGATACCACTGTATCTGTTACCCCAGAAGTAGTAGTAATTAAAACAGTAAGAAAATTGAATATTTTCAAAAGAATTGGTAATTATATTGCATCATTCTTAAAAGCAAAATATACGCAATTTAAAGAATGGTTGAAAAAGTAAAAACTAATAATGATTAATTTCAATAAGAAGGTTTTAAATTCAAATAAATTCAGAAACCCCGCGATCCACTTTCAGGACCATGGGGTTTACTGTTTCGCACCATATGGTACTACTGAATACTTAACATATTGGGATAAAGAAGCAGAGAGATGTGTAGAGGGATATACTGCTCCAGATGGAGATTGGATAAGCGGATATAACTATTTTTACTTAAATTATTGTCCAATACTACGATTAGTAGAGTTTACATATAAAGATAGATTTGGAAATGTAAAAACGCGCAGAGAGAAATCAAGAGAGTTTCCTGACTTTTACGATTATGATTATTATTACTTTACTGCTGTTCAAGAGGCAGAGGAAGATGGCAGCCATATGTGTGTTTTAAAGTCGCGTGGTAAAGGATATTCATTTAAGGGCGGGTCTATGCTAGATAGAAACTATTATCTAATACCCGATTCTAAAGGATATGCTATTGCTGCAGAAACAGAATATTTAGTAAGAGATGGACTACTAACTAAGGCATGGGACTATATGGACTTCATAGATGAACATACTGCATGGTCTAAGAA